CATCGATCGACCGGGGTGCAGAGTGTCCCACAAAGTCTGCATACCTGTACTTCGTCCCTTGCCTTGGGCATGGTTGCCGAAACCGGTGACATGTGCATTCCATACAGGCTCATAGGCTGCAATCATTGCGGATTCGGCGACTGGAGCCCATACGAATGAAAGCGTAAGCAACTTGCATGCGAAGTCATTGATATTGAGATTGGTAACCGCTTCAATAGACTTCGCATGGTGCCGGACACGGTTGGACAGCCCCTTTTCAGGTTGGTTCTTATCCACGTCTTCCGGCCTCCATTGAGTCCCTTTTAGGGCTTTTGGCGCCGCCACGCCGATATAGATGGGCCAAGTTCCCGGCTGAGTTCGGTTTTGCTCCGCCAATCTGTGATAGGCATGGAACGGTCCGTCATAGAACAGCGCATAGATACCGTAGCCATCGAAAGATTCATCTCGAACGGTCGTCATCGGGTATAGTTCCGATGACATAATGGCACGGGCCAACGAATCCGAGAGAGCCGTATAGCTTAACGGGTTGAAGAACTCAGGCTGCTTCATGCTCCACCTCCGACAGCAACGAAAGTTCTTCGTTCATCTCCTTACGTGCCGTATCCTCATGCAAAGCGACCGCAACACTTGAAGCAACGACACGGGCAAGTTCGACAGGTACGGCGTTCCCAATCTGTCGAAGTGCTTCGCTCCAAGCTCCCGAAAACTCATACCCATCCGGGAAACCTTGAATTCGTGCCGCTTCTCGGGCTGTGTAGTAGCGAACATGTCCATTCGAGAACCTCATCATGTTCTCTCCCCCTGGAACACCATGCACGCCGGCTTTGATTGCCTTAGACGGCTCATCCAAGGGCGATCCTGTATGACCGGCATACATCTTTGCCCCAGTACGCAATACATGGTTCAGGAACTTCGCAGACGCTTTCTTTTCATGCGGGTCAGGAAGCCCCCAAAGAGCATCACGAACTGTACGCCATGGTCTCAGTGAAGAATCGCCGGCTTTCCCCTTAATTCCCGCTCCGGTTTTCATATTGTGCCAAGCCCAATAACGCCCGTCTTCTTGCGCCTCAAACAATGCAGCTTGCGAATGAGTCGGCCGAGGAAAAGACCATTGCGCTTCAACATCTGAGCGAAACCCAACCATAATTACTCGATGTCGTCGCTGAGCCACGCCGTAGTCTGCGGCATCCACAATGGTTGGAACCACTTCATAACGTAGTTCGTCATGAATCCCGGCAGTATGTTCTCTGCTTAGTCGCTCCGCGTGCTCACGCCATGTCTCATCTTCCTTAGCTTTAACAAGCGGGTGTTGCAACCGCATGAGAATGTAATCGTAATAGTCTCGGAAAGATTCACGGGTTAGTCCCTTGACATTCTCGACAATGAACGCACGCGGTTTGAGACGTGACAAGACTTCTGTATAGGCAGGGAACATATCTCTTGGGTCAAGGGCAGCTCTTGCAAGACCGCCCAAAGAGAACGGCTGACATGGTGGGCCACCGGCCAGTAAGTCAAGATCATCCGGCGCAAGAGACCAATCTACCTTTCTCACGTCGGACTCAATAATGGTCGTATCCCCAATCAAGGGATACCCCGCCGCCTGATTCAGACGTAGCGTCTGGCAACAGTTATGTTCCCACTCGATAGCGGCGACATGCTCAAACCCCGCCAAAGCAGTCCCGAGCATCAGCCCACCGCCTCCGGCGAAGAGCTCTATTGCGTTCAATCTTCCGTCTGTGTTCATGTCCCCTATCGTACCGAACAAGACAAGCAGCAAAACGCGCTAAGGCCGATTCTGCCAGCCGTCTTCACTCGTTCTCGAGAAGGCTCCCCATGAAATCCGCAGCTTTACGGTCATTCTCCCCGACTTCCTCGGCATAGATGTTCAGCGTCGTATTCAGGCTTTCATGCCCCAGTCGTGCTTGCACAGTCTTTGGGTCTACGCCACCTGCGACTAGCAGTGTGGCCTGAGCGCGCCGGAGAGCATGGAAATTGGGGCCAACATAACCGGATCGCTTCACTCGTTCGAGGCCTCGTTTGTCGATGTACTTGGTTTCGTTGGAGTAGTGCGCAAGTCCTTCCTTCACGTAAAACTTCCTACGCCACCGGCTGAAGTTATCGGGGTCTAGGAAATCGCACAGCTCATTACTGCATACCGGGGAACTAGATTGTTGGCCGATTCCGGCAGCCTCGAACATAGCTCGTTGCTTCAGCTTCCACTGCTTCAAGAACTCGATGGTTTGCCTGTCAATGGAGATTGTGCGGCGCGATTTGGCTGTCTTGGGGTCTTTGAGCACCTTCTCCTTGCCATACTGCTTGCGGATGCGCAGACGCGCACCGTCGAAATCAACATCGTCCCAGACCAATGCCAATGCCTCACCTCGGCGCAGACCAGTGGCAATGCCCAACCAAACCGCCACGATCCGGCCATCTTGCGGCTCCTGCTTGATCTTATGAACGAACGCCAAAGCCTGCTCCTTGGTGATTCGCGTCTCCTTACGCTTCTGCTGACTCACCTTCGGGCGCTTGATGCCTTCCACGGCATCGCACGGGTTGCGGTCTATCAACTCGTCCAAGAACGCTTTACGCATGATTTGAGATAATTTCATATGCACCTTGTGAATAGCATCAGGAGACGCCCCATCCTGCTCGGCCATACGCAGATAAGCATTCTCAATCTTCTTTGAGTCGAGGTCAACCACTCGCGTTTCTCCGAGGAATTTCACGATACGGTCAATTTCATGCCGGTCGCGTTCAATTGTAAGGTTCGACACCTTACCCAGCGCCTTGCGGTTTGCTTGGAACGCTTCTGCATACTCCCCCACGGTCACATTCTTACCGGAACGCTCATCTTCGAGTTCCTGCTTGTACGCCACCAAGGCAGCCGTCGCCTCGGCCTTGTTGCCGTTAACCTTGCGCGACTTCGACCAATGCCACGACTTGTGGTTTTCATCCGGCGCAAGACGCACGCGGATAGAGTACCTGCGGCCGCGCTCCAGCTCGGTGATCTGCCCCGACGTTTCCCGCTTCGCCATCTCGGCACCTCCTTCGTAGATGCCTTCATCTTATCAGATTTGGACAAATCTGGACAAAGATTTTCTGGACAAAAGTTGGACAAACCCACCAATCAGAACCAACTTGAATCACTCAACACGCCGCATTTTAAGCCATTGTCTCAATGTATACTAGACAATACCAATTCAGAACAACATGAGAAAACGTGGGCTCATAACCCAGAGGTCCATGGTTCAAATCCATGCCCCGCTACCAATTGACCGCCGTTCCCGGAATCATCCGGGGCGGCGGTTTTTTCATACCCCAGCACCTCGCCGGCGGTAAGCGACGCGCGAAGAAGTGTGTCCAGCGGCACGCGGAGAAAATCGGCAGCCGCGCAAGCCTCGTCTAGCGTCCAATTGGCAGTACCCTGCAACCGCGTGGAAACAGCCTGAGGGGAAATCCCCATCGCTTGCGCTAGATCCTTCTTCTTCAGCCCACGCGCCTTCACCATCAAACCAACGTTCTTTGCTACTACATCTTGCCTACGCATCGCGTTCGGCATTGTCATTGTTGCTGTCATAACCACTAATTTACTACGGATATTCCGTAGCTACTAGGCGTGTCGCGGTTGCAGATTCAGTTTTTGACGTGTAGTAATTACAGATATTCAGTAGCTTCTACGAAGAAGGCAGATTTGATTAGCAATATCCGAAGACTGTTGAGGGCCCACCATCTGAAGCAGCGCGACCTAGCCGAGGTGCTGGGCGTGTCCGAACAGGCCGTGAGCGACAAGTTTCACGGCCGCACCAACTTCACCTTGAAGGACATGCGGAAAATCGCCGACGCGTTCGACGTGTCGCTTGATTACCTCACAGGCCGTTCCGATTACGCGAAGCCGTTGGAGGCGTGACCATGCGCATGTCGATTTGTTTGAACGCCGAAGCCGAGGAATACCGCATGTTCCGTGTGTCGTTCCCGGATTATTTCGCGCCGCGTTGCGGCCTGGAATTCGACGCGTCGCCGGCCGATTTGAGGCAGTGGCGTGAGGAGATCAATCGTTTTCTGAATGCAAGGGAGCAGGACCGATGATGTATCACGTCGTGAAGTGCGATGATTGCGGTTTCACCATGACGGTGCCGTGGAACGTCGCGGCGGACCAGCACGCGAAGGCGCATGGTTGGTTCATCTATCCGCCTCAGGCGCGTTGCCCGAAGTGCGGCATGCCGAAGCATGACGAGGCGGCGCATGATGCGGTATGAGATTTCGACCGAGCCCGGGGACGTGCGGCCGGGCGACCTCGTGGTGTTCCGGCTCCAGACGAAGAACAGCGTGAAATGGTCCTGTGGCCCGGTGCGCTGCTTCACGGACGACAAGGACGCGCCGGCCATCGTGCTTACCACCGGCTCGATACCCGAGTACGCGGGCTATGAGCTGATTTGCTGCATCAAGTCGATACCCGACGCCGTGCAACTCGATATCGAAGAGGCGTGACGTGATCCGCAAAATCTGCCAGTTCGTCGTGCTGCTTGTTGTTTCGCCGCTCGTGCTGTTCTCGCTGGGCTTGTGTCTGGCGTGGGCCGCGGCGGCCGAGTTTCTGGGATGGAACGACCATGTATGAGTTCACCGTAAGGCCCACGCCTCAGGGCTATGTGGCCGTGACGATCACGCCGACCATGGACGGCCGTAAGAGGCCGGGCCGTGTGTACGCGTTCAGTTGTAACGAGGCGCGGACATTGTTCCGTGAGCTTTATCTGGCGTTGTGCGCGGCGCCGCCTGAGTAGGGCGCGCCGTTCTGGATAACTGAATGTGCCGTAATCGGGGGCGACTCTAGGTGACCCGTAGCACGGTGAAAGTACCCTAGCGCGGCTTGCTCACCGCGTTACAAACACACGCCCTGTGGGGGCGTGGTTAAGACGGCGCGGGGACGCCATGCGGGTTACTGAACGACTTGGGGCGCATTGTCAGGGCGCAACAGGGTGCAGCACCGTCATACGTGGCGGGCCTCTTGTCGTGACCTTGCGCGCGGCTTCGGCCGCTGACCTCAAAGCGATATACGCGGCTCCGTTACGAAGCAATTTGGGCGAACCTCACTGGAAACGACGGCGAAGCCTTGCGCTTCAACGCTTGTTTCCGGCTTAGGTTCCCCCGCTCAACCGCTCACCACCCGAAGGTCACATGAAATGAAAACCCGGTTAATCACGATTCACAAGAACATCAACCAAGCACTTACGACGAAACGAGGCAACAAGATGGGTTATGCAGTCTCTTACAAACGTTCCGGCCGTCCGATTTCCCGGCGTGCCAAGCGTCAGTCACCGGCGAATAAGGCCCAGCGGACGAAGGACATGAAGAACGCTATCAGGTGGAACGTCGCCCAGTTGGAGCATGACACCACGGGCACCGACTCGATTGAGCGTGGCATGGTGTGCAAGCTGCTGCATCTCGGCAAGATTGCGCCGACCGCTGACCCGACCGGAGACCATGTGTTGCAGCAGCTTATCAGTGAAGGCTACGTGCAGCGGCCTCGCAAGCGCGCCGGTGTTCAGGTGTTCGACCGCGCCGACCTGTTGACCTCGCTCAAGGCTTACGCGGGGGTGTGCTGAATGAACCCGCGCGCGAAACTCACGACCGCTCAGGCCGCACGGTACTTGCATCGTTCACAAAGGCAGATGGAGCGCATGAGGGCGGACAACACCGGCCCCGTCTGGTTCAAGGCCGGTGACGCTATCAATTCGCCGTGCCTGTACGAGGTTGCCGACCTTGACCGGTGGGTGATGGAGCAGAAGGGCAAGGCGTGACAATGGCGACAAGGGGATTGAAGCGCCAGCGTGGAACGATACCGCGCCGCGTGCGCGAAGAGGTCATAGAGACATGGGGCAATGACTGTTGGCTGGAATTGCCGGTATGCACGCACCACGGCGAGGAAGACGACCATATCATACCGTTCAAGGCCGGTGGCCGTGGCACGGTGGCGAACATACGGCGCGCGTGCAAGGCGTGCAACATCAGCCGAAGCAACCGTGTGCTATCCGGTTACGGCGCGACTATCCACGCGGTTATCGGCCCGCCGTGCGCCGGTAAGAGTTCCTATGTGGCGCAACACGCGGCGAGTGACGCGCTGGTGCTGGACTTCGACCAGTTGGCTTCGGCGCTTACCCTTGGCGGTGACGTGAAGGCCAAGCCCACGGCCCCGTTGATTCAGGCGGGCCAAGGCGCATGGCAAGGCGCGTACAACAAGCTGGTGCGCATGAACGCGCCTGTTGACGTGTGGCTTATCAAATCGATACCGGCCAGCCACGCTCACCCTCGATTGCTTGAGGAATGGTTGGCGCTCGACTATGACATTCACGTTGTTGACCCCGGCGCTGCCGTGGTGTTCGACCGGTTGGAGACGCAGCAGCGCAACGAGGGCGCTAGGCAGACGGCGCGGCAATGGTATTCGCTGCATCTCTCGCAGCAGCTCGTGGACGTGAGACAGGCCGCGCGGCGTGCGAAGCTCGTTGCCCTTGGCCTTCGTTCGGGTTCAACGTCTGTTGCTTCACGGCCCGAGTGGTGAGGCTCGTTTTTTAAACGGACGGCCTTGGAAATCACCCCGCGCCAAGTTTTTTTCACCCCCAACCAAAAATAAAAAAAGCCTGAAAACGGCGGAATTGCAACGAAAAGAGGCGAACAATGGCAATTCAGGGAACCTTTGAGGGATTCTCGGAAATCGGCAATCGTCAGGGCTTCATGGAGACGCGCACACGCGCCAACCTCAAGACGTTCTTCGATGGAAAGACCGTCACCGAGGCCGCTGACACCTACGCGGCGCTGATGACCGCGATAGCGCACAACATCGATAGCTATCTGACGTTGGGCAAGAACATTTCGACGCTGGCAGACAGCTATAACAACGCTTTCGACCATTTGCGCGAACTGTACCCCGAGGCCCCCGAGCTTGACGAGAATCTGGCCGCGCTGCTGACCGAGGCGAAGGCGTGACCGTGCCAATGCGCGGCGGCACCGCGCGGAACTTGGAACGCCGGACTGACGGCGCTATAGTGGCCCGCTTTGCCGAACTGCTGGGCACGCCCTTGCTGCCGTGGCAACGGCTCGTGGCCGACGTGGCCGGCGAAATCGACCCCGACACCGGAACATACTTCTACGACACGGTGATTCTCAGCACGCCGCGCCAGTGCGGCAAGTCAACGCTGGTGGACGCTTGGGACACGCGGAACACGCAGTGGGGACCGAACCGGTATGTCTACTATCTCGCCCAGACCGGCAAGGACGCTGGCGACCACTTCAAGAAATTCCTGAAGACTTTGCAAGCCTCACCGCTCGCCCCCATCACCGGTAGGCCGTACATGGGACGCGGCAGCGAGGCCCAGCCGTTCCGTAACGGTTCCATCATCATGCCTAAATCGGTGACGAAGGTATCAGGCCACGGCGTACAGGGCGACAAAGTGACCTTGGACGAGGCGTTTAGCCTAAGCGAGGAAACCGGCAACATGATTCTTGACGGCTTCGTGCCGACCATGGCGACACGATTGCAAGCCACCGGCGTGCAGCCACAGCTGTGGATAACCTCGACCGAGGGCACGGCGGACAGCACGTTTTTCAACCGGAAACTTGACGAATGCCGAGCGGGCGACCAATCGCGGCGTACCTGTTGGTTTGACTTCGGGTTGCCGCCCGACGCTGACCCCGAGAACCTTGACATGATTATGCGCTACCACCCCGCCGCCGGTCTGCTCTGGCGACGTGACCAACTGCCGGACTTCCGCGAACAATGGCGGAACAATCCGAGCGGCTGGGCGCGCGCATTCGGCAACCAGCGAGACGAAGGCGTGACCGACAGGGTGATTGACGCCGACCTTTGGGCCACAACCACGGCGCCGCCTATCAGCCCGAGCGAACTGGGCGCGCGACCGGTGGTGTTCGGTGTCGCCGTGGACGTGGACGCGACCCACACCAGCATTTCGGCGGGCATCGTGAACGATGACGGCAGCGTGACCACGCAACTGCTCAAAATCATGGACGGCACCGGCCACGCGCCCGCGGAAATCAAACGGTTGTGCGACACATACGCCGCGCCGTTGGTGATTGACACACGCGGCACCAGCGCCGACCTTGCCGACCGGTTGAGGCACATGGGCGACGAAGAAACCGTGCGATTCTGCGATTTGACCGCCACCGACTATCTCACGGTGGGCCAGTCCTATGTGAGCGGTTTGAGCAACGGCACCGTGCTTCACGCCGCCGACACGGACTTGGACGCAAGCGCGGCCAACAGCGCGCGCACATGGGCCGGTGACGCTTGGCGCGTGACCCGACGCGGCTCGACCGGTCTCACCAGCCCGCTCGAATCGTGCATGTTGGCCGCGTGGGGAGCCGCGCACATGCCAGAGGAAGACGGCCCATTGCAAATCTACTGACAACAACCACCTAGTTGCTGTTGGCGGTACTTGGCGGCAGTTGGCGGCAGTTGGCGGCAGTTGGCGGCAGTTGGCGGCACGCTGCTAGACCCGTGGCGCGCCACTCTCGCATACTGGGCGGCATGAATGGACGTTTGAGCTTGTGGCAGCGTTTGAAGCTGGCCGGTGGCGTGATGAAGCGCGGCAACGAGGCGTTGGCCGACGTGCCCGCTGGCATCATGCCGCCAAGCCGTGCGACCGCCCATGACCCGTTGGCGCTCAGCACCGTGTTTCGCGGCATTCAGGTTTTGCAGACAGCTATAACCGGCTTGCCGATTTACGAGACGCGCGCCGGTCTCAAACTGGACTCTATCAGCAGTCTCGTGGCCCAGCCGGACGTGAACCGTTCCCGTCGTGACTTTCTGGCGGACATGGTGGCAAGCATGGCGTTGGACGGCAACGCCTTCGTGCGGTTGGTGCGTTTCGGCGGTGAAATCGTGTCGTGTGAGGTGCTGCCGCCGTCTCTGGTTGTCGTTTCCGACGATGGAAGCGACCCCGCCGCCCCGAAACTGCGATACAGCTACTCGGGCAAGGATTACGGCCCCACGGATATCGTCCATTGCAAGTTTTTGAACGTGCCGGGCCGTTTGCGTGGCCTTGGCCCAATCAGCGCCGCCCGCGAAGAGGTTGAGGGCGCGAAAATGGCCCGCGACTACAAGGCACGCTTCTACACGGACAGCTCGAACCTGAAGGGCTACTTGAAGACCGAGCAGAAGGTGACACCCGAGTACGCGAAACAGGCCAAGAACGATTGGAAGGCACAGGGCACCGCCGCCGACGTGAAGGTGCTGGGCAACAATCTCACCTATGTCCCGTTGGACATGAAGCCCGCCGACTTGCAGTTTTTGGAGACGCAGAAGTTCGACACCACGCAGATTGCCCGCTTGCTCGGCATTCCGGCAAGCATCATGCTTGCCGCCGTCGACGGCTCGAACCTCACCTACAGCAACATCGAGCAAAGCTGGATTGAGTTTTCGGACTACACGCTTTCGGCCTACACCGGCGAAATCGAGGAGCTTTTCAACGTCCTGTTGCCGCGTGGCCGCGAAGCCCGCTTCGATTGGGACAGCAGCCGCCGCGCCGACATGAGCGACCGTTTCAACGCCTACAAGACCGCCCTTGATTCCAAGTGGATAACCGTTAACGAGGTGCGCGCTCGTGAATCATATCCCCCGTTGGTTCCGGCACCGGAACCCCAGCAGATTGGAGACGAACAGTGAACAGAATCGATATCGGCTTGCGTGGCGTGTGCCTTCGCAGCAGCGATGAAGGCGACGGGCGCACGCTTGAGGGCATCGCCGTGCCGTTCGGCCAGATTATCGACACATGGGACGGCCAAGAGACGTTCGACCCTGATTGCGTGTTCGATGACGTGGACAGCGCCAAGCTCAGCTATGAGCATGGCGAGACCATCGGACGAATCACCAACGCCGAACCCCGCGAAGACGGCTTGCATATCACGGCCCGAATCTCGGACACGCAGCGAGGCCGCGACGCTGTAGCACTGTTGCGTGACGGCGCGCTGGACTCGTTGAGCGTCGGTTTTATCCCAATCGAGTCGGAGACCGACAAACAGGGCATCACGCACCGCAAGCGCGTGCGCCTGTTGGAAACGTCGGTGGTGTCATGGCCCGCGTACGAGGCCGCGAAAATCACCGGGCAGCGCAACGCGCAGCAGACCACCAACAACAACCAATCAACCGAAAGCGAGGCACCGAAGGTGGACAAGGAACTACAGAATATGCTTGACGGCATCAAGGACGAACAGCGCAGCATGAAAGCCGCCATCGCCAAGGGCAGCACCCCCGAACACAAGACCTTGGGCGGTGAATACCGTACCGCCGGAGACTATCTACAGGCGCTCTCTCGCGGAGACGAAGCAGCCGTGACGCTCATGCACGAATGCCGCGACCTTATCGCCACCGGCGACACCGGCAACACGAGCGCTTGGATTGCGGACGATTTGCGGCTTATCGAAATGCGCCGCAAGGTAACGAACATTCTCACGCACGACACACTGCCGGACAAGGGCATGACCATGGAATACAACGTGGTCAGCACCGACACCACCGGCGCGACGAAACAGGCGAAGGAAGGCGACGCGCTCAAGTTCGGCAAGGTCACGTTCGGCACCAAGAGCGTGTCAATCGACACCTACGGCGGCTACACCACCATGAGCCGTCAGGTAATCGAGCGTTCCACCACCCCAATGCTCAACACGGCATTGGCTGCATTGCGCAACGCCTACGCGAAGGCGACCGAAACCGCCGTGCGCAACTACCTGTATACGACCATCGCCGGTCAGCGTGACGCGACGAGTAACCCCAACAAGCTCGACGCGCCCGCCACGCTTGCTAACATGACCATCGACAACTGGGCAACTCTCATCATGGACGCCGCCGAACTGGCTGACGACCGTAACGTGAACCTCACCCGTCTTGGTGTCAGCAAGGACGTTATGGCCTCGCTCATCGCCATGAAGGACAGCGGTTCCCGCTTCTTCGACCTCTCGGGCGACGGTTCCGACACCATCGGTGACTTCGACCTGACCGGCATCGCCGGTAAGTTCCTTCGTCTGCCGGTGCAGATGCTCCCCAAGGCCCCGGCTGGCACGGCGTGCTTCATCGACCCCGAATCGGTGACGGTGTGGGAAAGCGGTGGCCCCACGCAGCTCAGCGACGGCGACCCGACCAAGCTCACCGAAAACTATTCGGTGTACGGCTATATGGCGGTTGCCGCCACGAACGTTGACGGCCTTATCCCGGTCAAGTTCAAGGCCGCCTGAGCGTGAGTAACTGATTATGGTAGACGATACCGCGAAACTCGTAAGCCTCTTGCGCGCCGAAGTCAACGTGCCAGCCGGTGACAATGACCGGCTGGTGGACAAGGTGACGGCGGCAATCGAGTACGTTGACAGCGCTATAGGCGGCGCGAACGTTTCCGCCGCCGTTCGCGCCGACTGCATCGTGAGTTGCGCCGCCGACCTGTACAACAGCCGTGACGCGCGCTTGGGTGTCATGGACGTTGGCGACGGCTCGCTTGAACCCTACAGGGTGTCAAGCGACCCGTTGCGCAGCGTGTGGCCCAAGCTCAACGCGGCTGGCGTACCCACGGGCGGGCTGGTGATTGCATGAGCCGGATTATCAGCGAACGTGAGGCGCTTATGGACATGCTCACCGACATGATTGGCGACCTCGTGGCCGTTGTAACCATCGACGCTCAGGAAGCCCGCCCGCTGCCGGGCAAAGTCGCGGTGCTTATCGACCCGCCGAACATCACCTACGAAGGCTGGCAGTTCGTCAACACCGAGTGGACGGTGAACCTTATCGCGGGCACCACGGCCACGCAGATTGAAAGCCTAGACCTGATTATCCCCGTCTTGGAGCGCTTGCATGAGCGCCACCTGAACATGAAGGCCGCTAAACCCGTCACCTACAGTCTCGCGGGTGTCGGCAACCTAGCGGCCTACGAAATCACCCTGAACCCACTCGAAATCAACTGAAAGGAACACAATCATGGCAAAGACACGCACGCTTGGCCCCGGCAGTCTGAAAATCGGCGCGTCGGGCAGCGAACAGGACTTCAGCGCGGACGTTATCAACACCGCGTTGGAACCCTCGACCGATACCGAGGACAACGACAATTTTCTGGACGGCCACACCGAGGGCGGTTCGCAGACCGAGACTTGGGCGCTGACCGGTTCAATCAAAGAGGACTTCTCCATGAACGGCCTACAGGTCTGGTGCCTGAAGAACAGCGGTAAGACGCTGCCGTTCGAGTGGGTGCCGAACCTTGAGGGCAGCGTGAAGCTCACCGGCAACGTGGTAATCGCGTCCATCCAGTTCGGCGGCGACGTGAAGACGAAGAACAGCAATGATTTTTCGTTCGTCGCCATCGACGTTAAAGCCGTAGACTACACGCCTTCGTCCCACTCCTAATCATGGCGGACATAGCCTCTGGCGGCAACAGCCAGTTGCAGCTCAAGGGCGCGGCACAGCTCGCCAAGGGCCTGAGACAGGCCGGTGCCGACCTGAAGGACTTGCGCGACATCAACGAACAAGCCGCGCAAATCGTGGCACCAGCCGCCAAGGCACTGGCCCCGCAACGCTCGGGCCGTCTCGCGAAATCGATACGCGCGGGTGCCACACAGAAGGCCGGTGTGGTGCGCGCCGGCAACAACGGCAAGGTGAAGTACGCGGGCGTAATCAATTACGGCTGGCCCAAGCACAACATCAAAGCAACCATGTTCGCCAACAAGGCGGCTAAGAACACCGAACCACAGTGGACGCAACTCTACGCGGACGCGGTGCAGAAAATCATCAACCGAATCACGACAGGAGATTAACGAAATGAACAACGAGACCAAGACCCCGAACACCCGTATCACCTACTTGGACGGCCACGCCGACGAGGTTTGCGTGACCATGTGGCAGCGCTGCCAAGCGGAAACCCACGCGAAGGCGAAGGGCTGGGGCAGCGCGTTGGACGCGGTGGTGAAGCTCAACGCCTACGCCGCCTACGTGCGCTGCCGCCAAATCGGCGCTACCTCTGTTCCGTTCGAGCAGTGGGCCGACACCGTGGTTTCCGTCGTGGACATGAACAACGACCCGACCGACACCGAGGAACAGGCCGAAACCATGAACGGCCCCGTGCCGGTCTCTTCCGGCGACATGGCGGACGCGCCGGGTTTTTCGACCGGTGCGACCGGTGGGACAGCGGCGGCTTCGGTGAACTGAGCTGTGTACTGGCGGCGCGTTTCGGCGGCACGCCGTGGGCATGGCGGCGTGAATCACAGCCGCAAGAGGCCGACTGGGGCACCTGTGTAAGCCTCTTGCGGCAAGAGGCCGAGGAAACCGAAGACATTCGACGCAGAACGAGGTGAGGTGAGGTGAGACATGAAATCAGCCGTGTTGGCCATCCGAATCATCGGTGACGCGACAAGCGCCGTGGCCGCCATGGACAAGGCCAAGGCCGCGTCTATGACCTTCAAGGAAGGATTGAACAAGGCTTCGGTTGCGGCGGGTGCCTCGCTCGCCGCCATCGGCGCGGGCGCGAAGGTGTGCGTTGACGCTGCCGCCGACCTTCAGCAGTCGGTGGGCGGCGTCGAAACCGTGTTCGAATCCAGCGCCGGAAAGATGAAGCAGTGGAGCGACAACGCGGCACAGGCCGTGGGCCTCAGCAAGAACGAGTACAACGAGTTCGCCACGCTGGTTGGCTCCCAGCTTCAGAACTTCGGCATGAGCGTGGACGAATCGGCCGACAAGACCAACGAGCTTATCACCCTTGGCGCCGACTTGTCTTCCATGTTCGGCGGCACCACCGCCGACGCTGTGGACGCGCTCAGCGCCGCGCTCAAGGGCGAAATGGACCCAATCGAGAAATACGGCATCTCTCTTAACGATGCTACGTTGAAGGCCCAAGCGGCTTCGATGGGCTTGGGTGACCTGTACAAGTCGGGCGACCGTAACGCCAAGATGCAAGCCACGCTGGCCGCAATCACCGCGCAGAGCGGCAAGGCCACGGGCAACTTCGCGCGTGAGTCCGACACCCTACAGGGCCAGCAGCAGCGCATGGCGGCGGCGTTCGAGAACACCAAGGCCACTCTTGGCGAGGCATTGTTGCCGATTCTCACACAGGTGGCGGCGAAACTTGCCGAGTTCGCCACTTGGGTGCAGCAGAACACCTCGTGGCTGGTGCCGCTTATCGGTGTCATAGCGGCGGTTGCGGCGGTTATCATCACGTTGAACGCGGCCATGACCGCGTACAGCGCCGTGGCTACCATCGTGGCAATCGCGCAAGGCTCGGTGAATCTCGCTTTTCTGCCGGTCATTGCCGTGATTCTGGCGGTTGTCGCGGTAATCGCGCTGCTGGTGATGAACTGGGACAACGTGAAGGCCGCTGGAGCGGCGGCGGCGCAGTGGATAGCGGACAAGTGGAACGCCTTCATGGGGTGGCTTGCCGGTATCGGTGCCAGCCTGAAGCAGTGGGGCATCGACACTTGGAACGCGATAGGTCAGGCGTTCCAGCCGGTGGCCGACTTTCTGGGCGGCTATTTCAAGCTGCTGCTGAGCATGTTCACGTTGAATTTCGACGGCATGAAACAGGCCGGTCAGCAGATGTTCAACGCACTGCCCGGCCCCGCCCAAGACGCCATCAACCGTATTATCGGCTTCTTCACCGGATTGAAAGACAAGGTGCTGGGCGTGTTCGACAGCATCGTTGGGGCAATCAAGGGCGCGTTCAAGTGGGTTTCGGACTTGTGGGGCAAGATTACCGGTGCCAAGAGTGAGGCAAGCGGTTTGAGCGCCCAAAGCTACAGCACGCAAGCCGCCGCCTACGCGCTGCCGGTACGCCAGTACGCCATGAGCCGCGCAATCACGCCATCGGCGCCGACCACGTACACAGCGCCTACCGTCAATCTCGCCCGCGCCATTGTTGCCCCCGCCAACCGTGCCGACACCACGCGCCCCGCGACGGTGAACGTGAATATCAGCGTGGACGCTCACGGCAACCTTGACAACGACAAGGTGGCCGGTGAAATCGTCAACAGTCTCGACCGTTGGGCGCGCGTGCGCGGCAAGGAGCTGGCGTTATGAGCAGCGCGAACCCTTTGCCCGAAACATGCCATGTGTATCTTGACCTATCGCCCTTGCCTTTGCAATCGGACGACAGCGCCGACCTCGTGGCGTTAAGCCCCTTCACTATCACTTGGGGCGTGTCGAACCCGTGGGACGATATCACGCCGAACGTGCTGAAAATCACGCTTATCGACCAAGCAGACCGTTTCAGTAAGTCGGGCGACTTGCTCATGGGCCACAGGCTCACCATCTCACCCGACTGGGGGAACACAGCCACACCGGTGAACTTCTGCCTGTTCGACGGCTACGTTACCGACGTGCAGATTCTCGACCATGACGGCGGACGAAACCGGTTGAGCGTGACAGCATCGGACAGAATCTATATCTTGAAGACCGATTGCCGACAAGGGCCGAACACGAACACCACCGCGAACATGGCGCGCGGCTGGCAATGGTGGATGCAAGGGCAGACATCAGAAACGGTGCAGAAGTGGCTGTACTACGACGGCGTGCAAAACTACTGGTGGCCGTGGAGTATTTTCCCCACGCCATTCAGCGCGGAACAACGCAAGAGCTTCATCGACTGGGCGCAAAGCTGCCGGACACGACAGGTCAACAGCAAATACCAGTTCGAGATTGACCGCACAGCCTACATCTCGTATCAAAGCGCCGACCCGAAGAAAATACCGTCTTTCGAGGCGCTGTATCTTCGATGGACGATTGACACCGTGCTGACCGGCCCGCGTATCCGCACAGGCGACGACAACACAGACATAGGCGTTGACAGTCGTTATGCGGACGCTGGAGACGTGATTATCGACCCCGAACCGTCGTTGAGCGCAGCAGACGAATACTACACGCAACTTGAGTTCAAATATTCGCACCGAGGCAACGGCAGCGGCTACAAGACGGTCGAGTTCAATCAGGACGGCAGCCGTTCCGTTCAGGTCGAACAGTCGGCGCGTGAGGGTGACACATGCCTGAGCATCGAGGCCAATTGGACTCAGTACGACAATCAGGCGGACAGCGACCCCGGAAAAATCGACTTCACGCTTGCCATGAACACCATCAGGGAAAGCAACCGGCGTTTGCGGCTCCCCGAAGTCACGTTCAGGGGCGACAGGCTCAACCAGCTTTTCATGTACTGCCGCCCAACGGTCATGGTGTTCATCGGCTCGAAATTCGAGCGTTCGGCACCGGCCACATACGGGCCGTGGGCGAAAATCGGCGGCACGCTCACATACGACGTGACCAACCGCAAAAGCCACTGGACGCATAAGGCGCGGCTTTCCCCCGCCGTCAACACCAAAACGGGCACGCCGACATGCGCCCAGATGAAGGCCATGACCAGCACGGCCACATTCGCTGACTGCAATTGGAAACTTGGCGCTTTGCGCTACGTATCGAAAATAGGTGAGGAACCATGACAGTAGGAACCACGGAAAAATACCGTTTCCCGTACCCCGAGGACAACGAGCCGATAAGGAATCTCCCCGATATTCTTCAGCAACAGGCCGAAGGCATCGAAAGAGTACTGGCGAAATTCGATTACGGCGGCGGAGACCAGAACGCGCTCACCGCGCGCGTGGCATCGCTCGAAACCCTGTTGTCCAACATCAAATCGAACTACGTGACCTTGTACGACAACGACAACAACGTCTTCCAAGGCGCAATCTCCCTGAACGAGTCGGCGGCGAACTTCGAGAAACTCACCATCTGCTTCAAAAGCAACGACAACGTTTATGCGTCCATGGACGTAGCCAACCCGAACAAGAAGATTGTGTCGCTCACCACGAGCCTCTACAACGGAAACGATTACTTCTACGTGAAAAACCGCTGCTATCTGATTGACGGAAAGACAATCAACACATGGAAGCGCAGCACATCGACCGTTTACCAGACCGGCGAGGTCAACGCGGTCGGAAGCAACAACGCATCCATGGGCGACTTCATCACCATCACCCAAGTGTACGGAACAAGGAAAATGAGCCTTGTATGAGCGAAGCAATCATAGTGGCGATTGTCGGCGTGGCCGGAACAATCGGCGGAGCCATGACGACCAACATGTTCGCCGCCGCAAAAAACCGGCTGGAAGCCTACCAGCTGGCTCAGGAAATGCAAGCCGACAACCAACGCCTATGGCAATGGAACCGCGCGTTGGTTGACCACATCTACAAAGGGCTAGGCCCGCCACCACCCAGCCCGCCAGAAGATTTGTTCAAACACGACAATTGAAAGGAAAACATGGATGGCATCAAGTGGATAGGAAGCCCGAACCACTACAACGGCCGCTTGGGCTACAAGGTGACGCGCATCACCTTGCACATCATGGCCGGATACCTGACCGGCACGGACAGCCTGTTTCAGAACCCGAACCGACAGGCATCAAGCACGTACGGTATCGGCCCCAACGGCGAAATACACCAGTACGTAGCCGAATCTGACGCGCCATGGACCGACAGCAACCATGCCAGCAACTGCCAGACCATCAGCATCGAGCATCAGGGCGGAATGGACTTCATACCCTGTACTCAGGCTTGCCACGACGCTTCGGCGCGACTGTGCGCGGACATCGCCCGCCGATACGGCTGGCCGAAACTCGTACACGGTGTGAACGTGTTTCTACACCGTGAGATACCCGGCTCAGACCACACCACATGCCCCGACCTCGCGCCGAACGGGCTGAACTACATCTACGTAATCAACAAGGCAAACGAAATACTGGAAGGAAACGACATGACCAGCGCCGGAGACGTTTGGAACTACGGACTTGGCGAGAACGCCACAAGCGGCAAGAACAACCTACCCGCATGGGTGAGGCTCAGTTGGGTACATCACGACACCGCCGCGCTCTACCGAATCCTCACCCGCACGGACGACGGCGGCACCAAGGACGGCAGCAGAGGCGACATCTACACGCGCGTGTGCTACATCGACAAGCGCGTGCGTGAGATGACCGCGACAATCACCGCTCAGGCGGCGGCGATTGAAGCGCTCTCCAAGGCGCTCGGCAGCAACCCCGCCGATATCGCCAAAACCGTTGAAACCGCCGTGAAAGCGAAACTGGACGCGCTCGAAATCAACGTGACCGCGACCAGCAAGACCGAGAAGGAAGGCTAAACCATGGATAACGAGGAACAGGTGGAAGGCGGCGACCCGCGCACGCCCGGCATCAGCGCGGCCACAATCGCCCGCTTCATTGTGCTTCTCTTGGGACTTGTCAACGCGGCGCTTGTCATGTTCGGCATGGACACCATACCGATTGCGGACGAAACCGTGAACCAGCTAGTCGCGCTGCTCTTCAACGTGGGAGCCGCGCTCTGGGCATGGTGGAAAGACAACCCAATCACCCCGAAATCACGCGCCAAGCACGCGCAATGATGCAACAGCCCCCACACAATGTGGGGGGCTGTTGCATATCAGGCCAGACACGCGGCAGCGGCCTTCGCCTTCTCTTCGGTGCCGTTCAGCTCGGTACCGTTGATTTGCGTGGGCCAGTGCGTGAATTGCTTGGCGAAACCGTCAACCGACATGACCGGCGCGGCGCTGGCGGCATCAAGACCGGACACCAGCCATATACCGGTCTCGGTATCACCGTTGAAACCATCGGCGGTGAACTTCATGGCAAGCCAATAGGTGCCTTCGGTGTCGCCCTTCACGGCCTTGCCGGTCTCGGGCTTTAAACCGCTGCTGTCGCTGCCTGAAGCCACGACATTCAGCACGTCTTGCGGCACGTCCAGACAATCGGACTTATCGACGGCTGTATTGCCGCCGCAAGCGGCCAACGACAACACGGTGGTAACGGTGACGGCTGCTGCGATAATCTTTTTCATGGTTAATCCTTCTTTGGGTTGTCAGAATCTTATCAGGCTTGCAGAGTGACGGCGGACATGCCGGCGCGTAACCGGCTGTCAGGCATCGCAACGTAGATTTGTGTTGTCTCGACCGAGGAATGGCCCAGCAGTTTGCTCACCAAGTACAGGTCATGTGTTGACTCATAGGTTCTGGTGGCGTACCGGTGCCGTAGCGAGTGGGCCGACCAGCCATCAGGCAGCAGCCGTGTAATGTGCTTGCCCACGTAAGACGCTTCGACGTGTCCCGACCATCTGCCGGGGAACAGGTAGCCGCCGCACGCTTGTATCTCAGCGGCCAAATCGTCAGGGCACGGCACTATGCGCTGCTTGTCGCCCTTGCCTCGCACGATAAGCGACTTGCCTAGCAAATCGTCCATCACATCATCACTGTTCACGGCGGCAATCTCGGAACGACGTAGGCCGCATTCGGCGGCGAGCCGTATCATGCGCCGTTCATCTTCGGTGGCCTTCCCCAACGCCATGAGAATATATTTGTCAGGGCAAGGGTGGGGGTGCGCCTGTGGCTTCTTCACCTTCGGCACCTTCGCCGTGGGATTGTCACCACGCCGACCCGTCTCATAGAACCAGCGGTAGAACCCGGCTATCGTGTTGCGATAGCCCTTGCGCGTCTCGGGTTTCCAATCATGCGCCGCGAAAACCCGCGTTATCTGCTCACCGGTTGTCTCCATCGGGCTTGGCAGCTCACGGCACAACCGCGCTATCTTGTACCGGCGCGACCTCACCGTGTCGTCGCTGAAACCAGCGGCCTTCAACGTCTCCAACCAGCAATCAACATCTTGCGCCCACGCAACGGGCATAACCATTTTCTTCGCCATGGCCGCACGCTACCACCATGCGCAGCTAGTCAACCAGCGCCCAGTAATCGGGATATATCCAAGGTGGTTTAGCCCCAGAGGTCCATGGTTCAAATCCATGCCCCGCTACCAACGAAACGCTAGGAATTACAACGATTCCTAGCGTTTTTTCATTTTCTGACTAGCTCGGCATTGCTGCCTGTTCTGGACAAAATCTGGACAAACTCACCAAGCACGGCCAACACCGATCAGCGGGAATCAGGCAGACCGGTGCACCCTCTCTATTCGTTTCTTAAACTCTTTGCTTCCTTCATATAGAACGCACCGAATTAAATCATCTTTAACCCCCAGTCTCTTCAGAGAGTCATACACTGGAGTAATCGTATAGTCGTATTCCTTGAGAAAATTATTTGTCATATAAAGCTTAAAGAGATAAACGTCCGTCGGCCTATCAGCATCTCTACCGATATCACAAAGAGCAAGGGCAAAAGACAGATAGTTCTCTGTCTGCAAAAACTCACGCATGAGATCGGAATGGAAGCCCTGAAGCGCTTCACTATCTTGATGGCTAAGTAAATATCCGACAAACTCGTATTCGGGTTTGTTTTTACGCTCGGTGAATAACTTCTCTTGAGCGTCTGCCGCCCTCATAGGCCCTTCGGCCATCAAGAAGCCATTCTCAGACACGGCATCGTTCATTGTTTTTTCATAACTCTTCACCATGCGATCCAGCTTTTTCGTATCAGTTTCAAGCACCCTCGCAATCGCCGCGTTGGAATTTTTCTTCATTCGCGCAAGTATCACTTGTTGCGCCAGCTGAAACTTAAGAGAAGCAAAAAAACAACGAAGACTAAACAGCTTTGCCAAGAATATAATTTTTAAACTATCTTCTTCAGCAGTCGGCAAATTATTGATCTCCAAAAGGGGAAAACAAACTATTTTATAAATTTTATGATCATAAAAAGTAGTTACCTTACCCCTAAGAATCTTATTGCATTTATCTAACGCTTCTGAATATGAAGCAATCTTTTTCTCAAGTTTTGTTTTCCTGTCTTGCTTTTCATCATATCTATTACCGACACTGTCATCATCTAGACTTGTTAAGTAATTATCCGAAATTGCCCGAAGTGTTAAATCATGCTCCTTTCGCTCGTTTAGTAATTTATATAGTTTTTCTGCATCCAATTCTTCGATTGCTCTATTGCACTTATCCATTAAAAAACATTGATCATCAATAAGAGCGATGGCAAACTCAGGCTTCATTCTTTCGGGATAATCACCAAAAAAGCGCGAAAGGACATTACGAAGCTCCCGAAATTTTATCTGCTTCTGAACCGGCATCCCCATCAATGCTGTCTCATCGCCATTTACGTAGCGCTCAAAAACCTGCTGATTGACACCCATCGCCCCTCCCAAGAGTTCAACTAACGGCATTTTCCCCAAAAAATACGATTTTCGCAACACGAGCTGGACCAATGCGGCAAAGTGTGAAACAAGCCAACACAAAACGAAAGGAGGTGATTCACTATGGATGACAGCACGCCCATTCTGCATGCCGAGGTCGTTCAGGCTGTCAGCAAAGCCGGCAAGCCTTATGAATGCATCGAAATTTCTCTCGGTGAAATTTCCGTAGGCAGAGTTTTCCCAAGCCCTCTGGAAATGACAACTATCAAACCACTCTAGGCCTCGCCTAAGTGCTAACTAGTGCCGGGGGTGCCGTTAACACCCCCGGCTGTACCCGCTAAACCTCCACGTATCAAGGAGAAACATCATGGATACGCCCATCACTCTACTCGACATCCTGCAACAACATCAGGTCACCACCTTCATGGCTGCGGCCATCGTCTTAGTCGTTATAATCTTCTGCGCATGGTTCTTCAACCGACGAATCCAGAAGCACGACGCCCTCATTGCAAAACCGTTATGTCTGACCGCTGATCAAGAGAAGCAAGTCAGCGTACGACACCACCACAAACCTCGGAAAATTGTGTTCGCTATCCCCGCAGCATTTGCGACAAATGAAACCATTCATGCATGGGCTGAACAAGTGGCTCCACGACTGGGGAAAGACTCCTCGCACTTCGAGGTCAAGACCACTCCGCAGAGGTTCTTCCGCATCTCGAAGCATGTAGTCACCTTCACCAAGTTGGAGAATATCCGATGAAAAATCCATTCCGCAGAAAACCGCCGATGCCCAGTAATCGCTATGTTCTCGGCGAAGAGGTAATCCACCCGGGCAAATACGTCTCTATTCCCCGATCCGCCCATTTAGCCATTTTAGGAGAGTCGAACAGTGGAAAGGGAAGCGTCATCGCCAACATCATCAAACAAGAGGTCATCATGGGCGGTGAAATATGGTTCATCGACCTCAAGGCAGGTATGGAGGCAGCTAACTATGAGTCCGTACTGGACCGCAAAGCCTACACCCTTGATGAGGCCGAGGAACTGCTCAGTGCGTTCAATGCCGACGTGGACTCTGTTGCAGCGGAATGGCGCGGCAAGACTCGCAATTTAGACGATTCGCAGGTTCGTCATCGACGAAGCTGCCGACATGATCAAATCAGGACCAAACAAGAAGAAATCCGACTCATGTATTGAAATGGTACGTTCCGCACTGTCTCGTTCACGCGCTTTGAACTGCACAATGGTGGTGAGCACGCAGAATCCGCGTGTCAGCACATCGTTGCCGTATAGAAGCTTGCTGCTGACGACGCTGGCTCTTCGATTGAACTCTAAGAGTGAAGCGGTAATGGCTTTAGACGAAGATGCCGTACAACGTGGTGCCCGCCCATGGTCGATAAGTTTCAACCGCCCAGGAGACGGCTATCTATGGGATACCGAGACCAATTCCGTCCGCTTCCTTCACGTGCCATTCGTCACGGATGAGGAGATTCACTCTCTCCGCCGAGTAGGCGGGGACGGCGACGGGCGTAGCGGCAGCGGCAGCCCGGTGCCGGCCACGCCATCACCCTCTGAATACAGGGGGCTACTACGACGCCCCCCCCTGTTGAGATGTGAGATGAGGGACGAATGATGAGCGATAAGAAGAACGACCCGAATGAGAAGGGTCGGTACTGGGCCGGCCTGATCTACCCCGGCGACAGTGCCCCGGATAACTGGCAGGAGCTTATGCAACTGTCCGGCCTGCAAATCCTCGTGTCCCCTCTGCACGATCAGGACATCGCTGACGTCAAGACCGGTGAACTGAAGAAGCCGCACCGCCACGTGGTCGCGATGTGGATGAACACCACCACACACCGGAACGCACAGCGGTTCTTCGAGCAGTTCAACGGCCCCAAGACGATCATCCGTCTGGAAAGCCCACGCGGCATGGCCCGCTATCTCATTCATCTCGACAACCCCGAGAAAGCGCAGTATTCCCCCGATGATGTACTGGCTTTCAACGGTGCCGACTGGCAGAAGATAGCTATCCCCGACGACGACAAGCAGGAGGCCATGTCCATTGTGAACCTCGTCGCCGAAAACGACATTCGAGGCTATTACGACCTGCTCAAGCTCTGCGAACAGGAGCACCCCGACTTGCTGGACTATGCCACCCGGCAAACGGTGTTCTGTCGCGAAGTGATCTGGTCATACTGGCACGCAAGCAGCGATAAGCCCAAGAAGGAGCCTGACCATGATTGAGAGACACACAGAGGACAATATCGCCGACCGTCCTCAGTTTTTGGACGTGTCCGACCTTCAAGCCCTGTTCGGCGTCGGTCGCTCCAAAGCACGTCTGATGATGGACGCCCTGCCCTCCATTCGAGTTGGTAGCAAAGATTACATCACCGTCACGGCTCTGAGCACCTTCATTGTCGAAAACGACGGCATCCCAATCAAATGGCCTAAGCGCAGGCGTAAATGATTACATAAGTCCCGTCGGACAGACCGACGGGACTTTATAATGTGTCACTGCCGGAATTTCCTTTGCCACGTTTCCTCAAGCGCCTGTTCGGCTTCATCGGCAATTTCCTGTGCAGTTCTGATGTTGGGGGTTCCATTCATCGATCGACCGGGGTGCAGAGTGTCCCACAAAGTCTGCATACCTGTACTTCGTCCCTTGCCTTGGGCATGGTTGCCGAAACCGGTGACATGTGCATTCCATACAGGCTCATAGGCTGCA